AGCCGAACATTGCCAGCGTGGATTTTCGGGCAGGACCCCACTCAAAGGATAATAGCATGTTCTTATTCTGCTGACCTGGCATCTGACATGAATGCAGACGTACAGCGGATAATGACATCACCTGCCTATCACGATCTTTTTCCTAATTCATCTCTCAATACCAAAAGCAACATAACAAGCCTGCAACCGAAGCGGAACGCCTCAAGGTTTGATATCGTCAACAATACCGGATACTACATATCTACCGGGGTAGGCGGTCCAATCACCGGAAAGGGCGCAGACAAAGGCATCATAGATGACCCTGTAAAGAATAAAGAGGAAGCATTTAGCCCAGTATTCAGGGAAAAGGTATGGCAGTGGTATACATCCACATTCTACACCCGTATGGAGGGGGAAGGTAGTATCTGCCTGATCATGACACCGTGGCATGAAGATGACCTTGCAGGCCGGCTAATAAAGCAGATGAAGGATGACCCAGATGCTGATCAGTGGGAGGTGGTGAGATTACCGGCTATTGCCACCGATCCGAGGGAAGCATACGACCCCCGTAAAACAGGGGAAGCACTATGGCCTGAGAAGTATTCAATTAATGACCTGAGCCGAATACGGTCAATAATCCAATCACATTTTCAGGCTTTGTACCAATTGCGACCGTCTGCTGAAGAAGGGAACATCATAAAAAAGGAGTGGTTTGGTTATTATAGCCCGGTTGAGGTGAAGCCGACAACGGTAAACTTTTACCTTGACACAGCGTATACGGACAATAAACAGAATGACCGGACGGCAATACTGGCATGGTTTGTTCGTGACCGTCATATCTATGTCCGATCAAGCCGGGCGGTATGGAAAAACTTTCCTGACCTGATCAAGTTCCTCAAAACATATGTTGTTGAAAATGGATACACCGGATCCAGTAAAATATACATTGAGCCGAAAGCATCCGGGTTGTCAGTTGGTCAGCAATTAAAATCAGATACTAATCTGAACATAGTTTTTGATAAGCCACCAAAGGACAGCAAAGAAACAAGGGTAAGGGCAAAGACATCGGTATTAGAAGCCGGGCGGGTACTGCTCCCACAAGATGCGTTATGGTTGCCTGAGTTCCTGGCAGAGTTGGCCAGCTTCCCGAATGCGGCGCATGATGATCAGGTGGATGCTTTGATGGGTGCTATATCTGTATCCTTTAGCGGCAATAGTCAGAGCATGTCAGGCCTATCCTTCGATAGCTTGTAAAGGTATAGCTTTACTTTTTTGGATTAAAAGTCAAGTTATAAGTTGACAAAATGCCGCCTGTGGTTTTGCCTAATTATCCACATCTCCCACTTAAAAGGCAGGATTCTATTGTCTATGCTTTCGCACGTTGGCCTTTGAACTAAGACGGTAATACAAAATTACAAACCAACCTTTAAAATTCTGTTACATACCGTAACACATACCCCTTTTATATCTGTGCAATTTTGCACAGTATGAATTTTACGCCGGAGGGATTATTTGCCATATTAACCCGCAGGGTGTCAGAAGATACCCCTCATCGTGACTACCAGCGAACGGTAGATCATGCCAAATGGTGCTATCAGATAGTCACCGGCGATGACCAAAAAGAAATCCTTGTATCCTACAAGGTTAGGGAAACTCAGAAGCAAGTTGACCAGCGTATCCGGATAACAAACTCCCGTACTCAGTATGTAGCCAACAAAGTAAAGAAGTTGTTTAACGAGGTACACAGGTGCGATGACGTAGTTGAATCCATTGGATATGCCAATGCTAACGATACGGCACTACAAGACCTGGAGAATGCCCTGAATGTATGGTACGAAGGGAAACCACTTGATAAGTACATCACCAACCGATTTAAAGATTTATCATTCGAGGACCCTAATGCCTATGTCATTGTTGAGTTCGAGAATGATGACCCGATAAATAAAAAGCCAACGGTATATCCTTTTGAGGTCAGAGCCGATGAGGTGTATGACCCTTTTTATATCAATGGGGTACTAAAATATCTGATAACTCAGCACCCGGTAGAGTACAAATCGAAAGTAAAGAACACCACGACAACCGGCAAACGATTTACCATGTACGGCATCGGCTATTCGTGGGTTTTACAGCACATTCCAAAGGGTGCCATATTTGAAACTCCGATAGGGTGGGAGGAAACCGTCCTTTATGTAGGCGACCAAAAGAAGCCTGAGAAGTTCATCTATAAGGGCTTTGAATCCATGACCACTGAATGCCCTGCCTTCAGGGTGGGGTATATGGATGACCCATCAACCAGGGGGAGGACGAAGGTATCACCGATGTACCCTGCTGAAAAGATAGTCACTGATCTGATCTGGAATAAATCAGAATACGACCTTTCAAAAGCACTACATGGCTTTTATCAGAAATTCGTGTATGTTGGCAATTGTAAGCGATGCGAGGGGGAGGGTACACTAACCAACGACTACGATACAGTCGTAAGATGTTCATCATGCAAAGGCACAGGTAAAGACATCCATACAACCGTACAGGATATCGTAATGGTTGAACTGCCAAGTGATAAGACTACAGCCATCCCACTGGCTGATATGGTTCATTTTGCCGTTATCCCGGAAAGCCTGATTAAGATGCAGCGAGAAGATTATATCGCTGATCAGCGGGATGTATTCAATGCCATCTTCGGGGCTAATGTACTTGACAGATCGGAAATAGTAGAAACTGCAACTGCTAAAAACTACGATTGGAGGGCTGTCAACAATACCCTTTTTGAATATGCTGATCATGTCTCTGAGTTCTTTAAGTTCTCTGTGAGGCAGTCAGCTAATCACATGGGACAGGTTGACGGGTTGCTGGTCAATCACTCTTTTCCATCAGACTTTAAACTGGAGAGCGTTCAGGAATTGATCGATCAAAGATCTTCAGCATCAACAGCCGGGGTTTCCAATTCGATCATATCAACTATTGACCTAGCCATCCTATCGAAGCAGCATAAAGACGACCCTGATTATATCAAGGCATACAAGGCACGGGAGCGGTTCAAACCAATGGCTGACAAGCCTGCCAATGAAAGAATGATATTGCTGACCTCAACACTGCCAGCTGATGATCCGGAGCGTATTTTATATCTGTACTATGAGCGCATCATGTCCGATATCTTTGATTATCATAAGAACTTTGCGGATTTCGCTTATAAGAAGCAAAAGGAGATTGTTTACAAAGAGGTAGAAAAGATAAGGGCAGCACAGGCAGCGAAGGCACCGCAGAATATTACCATGAGCTTAAACAAGCCAGCAGATGAGCCTCAACAACAAATGGAGCCGTAAACGTGCAAACCTGGTCAATGAGCAATCCGATAAACTGACTGCCAAAATTGAAAGGGCACAAAACAAACTCTTTAAGTACATCACGGATACTTTTTTGCCGTCATTGGAAACTGATGCGAATGAGGCACTCATTCCAAATGATAAGATGCTGTTTATACCATCCATGTTGGATAGCTACTATGACCAGTTCAATGAGGAAGAGCTAAAGCCTATTGTTTCCACGTTTGCCAGCGACATCACCAAATTGCTGAAGTACAACCAGAAATACTATGATGGTGTAAAACCATCAGATGAGCATGGACAAATCAAAGAATCTGTACTTGGTGCATTAGGCATATCAGGTGCCGTTATTGCAGGCGGTTCATTGCTATTCAATATCCTTACTGACAGGGCAGCGATAGCAGCGATTAAGACGGTGGTAATGGCTGGCATTGGTACCGGATTGACAATTACCTCCCTGAAGATAGCACTTAAGGAAACCATTGTATCTAAAAGCGGGGGGCTCATCAAATCACTGTTCAATGAACGACTACCTGACCCATATGTAAAGGTGGATAGATTCATTGGCAAAAAGTATCAGGTTGCTCTCAAACTAAACTATGCCATCTACCAGGGCGGCACTATCGGCACATCCAGGGAGTTCTGCATCGAGCGAAATAATAAGGTATTCAGCCGTGAAGAGATAGCGAAGTTCGGGACCAGTGCGGATAAGTGGGATGGGTATACCGATAAATCAAAAGGCGAATTTCAGGGCAAGTCAGCTATTTATGATCCGTTTCAGGATTTGGGCGGGTACAATTGCAGGCACTTCTATTCTTGGATATCAGATGAGCTTGCATTCACTTTGAGATCGGAGTTAGGAGATGGAAGGAGTTAATTCCTTTACCGTTAATTCCTGACCAGTGAGGGCGTGGTATAGGTTTTGGAGTTG